CAGTCAAACACGATGAGAACGAAAGCTGCTATCGATGTGCTAACAGACGAAGATCTAGCTAAAGCTGGCCTCGTCAAAGATGATAAGGGTGTAGTTCGCCGCGCAGCTGGGTCAACAGAACAAGTAAAAGACAGAAGAGGACGCCCTACTACTAGAAACATAGGAGGTCGAATTGTTGGTGCTGATGTGCTTGAAGATGTTGTAAGATCTTCCGGAAGAGAGGCTCAATACAATAAAAAAATAATTGGAGGTGCCCCTAATCAGACAAATGATCCTAGGATGAGGAAGGTGCTTGGCAAAATAGCTAGATTGGCAAAATCCGCTGGAGGGATAGGTATCGCTATAAACACAGCGGTTCTTGTTAGCATTGCTATGGGACCAGGTACATGGGAAGAAAAAGCAAAAATAATGGCAGTTGAAATTGGGGGAATGGGTGGTGCTGCGGTAGGGGCACTGATTGGTCTTTATGGAGGCCTCGTTGGATCCTTTATTGGAGGCAGAATAGGATATTTCGTTGGTGCTAAGCTAATGTCCGAATGGCTTACTTCAGACAGCGATTCAGATCTCTCTGAAAGCGATATAAGTCAAGCTGTGAGAAATCAATTCGAGTTAACCAACGACCAGTTGAAAATATTGTCTAGCAATGCTGCAATGTCATCCAACTTGTCGGAACAGGATGATTTTCTTCTGCAAAATATACAGGCTAAGTCGTTGAAGCTGCGAGCTCGCATAGGCAATCTCGCTGGAAGAGACTTTACCCCGAGCGCAACAAGAAAAATGGAAGAAGAGATTGTAACTTTAAGTAGAGAACTTTCTAATGATATTGAGTTCGCTCAGGACAAAATCGATTTTGGTCCAATCAATTCAACAGGGCAGAATATTGACCCGAACGGAGGTATACTTCCTTTCATTGATACAGACCAAGTATCTGATCTCACTAGAAGTCTGAAATCAGAATCCGCATCTGTTATGATTGCTTCTTCTCCTACTACTATTATAAACCACCACAACACTAATGTTAGTCCAAGTGGAGGCGGCAGTGGAAGTGTGCCAGCCGATAAATCCTATAACCAAGATCGATCCTTTAATGGCGTACAGCAAAACGCGTTCGCATAAAAAAAGGGCCTTTCGGCCCTTTCTCATCTGGTCAACTAGACGATCTAGTCGTTAGCTAACTGTTCGAAGAACGACATACTATCATCGTCCTCGATAGGAGCAGATTGCGCTGCCATTACAGGCTCTGCTACTGCTCTAGGAGCAGGGGCTGGTGCATCTTCTACTGTCTGAGCAATGCCTTCGCGATTGCCTTGAACCTGACCATCCAATCCCAATACTCGATTCAACTTCGCCTTAAGCTCATCGTATGGCTTAAAGTTCTTAGGGTCTGTAAACTCAGCAAGTGAATGCTCAGACTTCCAAATAGACTCTAGCTTATCATCGTCTTCAAGAAGAGGCTCGGCTCGATCAAACTCAGACTTGTCGTAGTTGCGATATCCTTCCACTTGACGAATCTTGAGTTTAAAGTTAGCTCCTTCCCAAAGATCAAAAGGATTCACTGGCTGCTCGTCCTGGAACTGAGGATTCATCAGATCATTAACCTTGTCAAAGATCTTCTTACCGAACTTATAGAGGAATACTTTACCGTCATTCTGAGGAGCAGAAGGATCTGATACTACATATATGTTAGCAATGTAGCTCAGTCGACGCTTCTGCTTACGGACGATGTCCTTATTAGACTCAATGCCTGAGTTCCATAGCATTGAATTGTGCTCTGATACAGGATCGGCTTTGCCAATAGTTGTAAGAGAGTTTTCTATGTACCAACCACCTGGCCCTTGAAAGCCATGGTTGAACATTCTTACCCAAGGGATATCTTCGCCCCCAGGAGCAGGTAGAAAACGGATTACCGCATATCCATTACCTGCTTTATCTACTGTAGGCTTCCACAGATTATCTTCGCTCTCTCGAGCCGTCTCTGGGTTGCTGTTAAGTTTACCAGACTCACTTATAAGTGACTCTAGTGAGGTTTTACGAGACCGTTTAAGATCTGCAAACGATGCTGTCATTTGTATACTCCGTATAGTTTAGTTTGTCCAATATCAAAAACAAATAATATAATCATAATGTAGATTCTAGTATAGGCTGACTACGGCTTAAAGTCAACAGGTAAAAACCTTTCGCATAATAGACTTATAAGTTGGTCCGTCTATTACTAGAAAGGGTTTATATTTTAATACCTTCTTGAACATGCCATCATACATTGGATCGTCAATATGCTTGTTCCATCGAGTAGTAAAAGATAATAGTATATCTATGATTGAGAATGTCTCAATAGATATGTGACCCCCCATGGCATATGCCAAGAGAGCTGGATGTGAGTTGTCTGGGATTTCAAAGAGGTGATTGAATGTATTATCTCTAGCTTCAAGCTCGTTCTGCAGAAACTCACAGTCGAGTCTAAAATTGTACTTCAAACTCTCAGCGTACTTTAACCATTCCTTATATACGCTCTCAGACTCATTACCTACCAATGAACCTGACCACATTCCTTCATCCTTCATAAAGTTAGCCACAAAGAAGTATACCAGTTCGTTCTTCTTGTATCTTCTTTCTAGCTTAGCAAAAAAGTATTTGTCACGTCGTTTGAGAAAACTCTCGTTCGTAACTTTTACTCTGCCGTTATATTTGAAGTAGTCGTAGGACGTCTTGAAATGATTTTTAATAGCTAGATATGTTTTGTAGGCTTCGATGCCTTCGTATCCATTCATTATATAGGGAGCTGGTTTTGTTTCTCTTTAAGACAGTTCAATTCCAAGGCTTCTGCTTCCACCTTCTTTTTTATTATCGTATTAATTAATTTTGCACCTGTCTCGATTTCAATATCATTCTTATCACAGTAATGTACAATTGCGTCAAGGTAGGTTAGACCTCTATTGCCTTTGACTAAACTTTCGATCTCAACTGAGAAAGACTGCGTGTTATGTATTTGTACCATTTACTTTCATCCTTTAATTGCTACACCAATCAGTATACTACGAAAATCACTTTAAGGCAACAGATACTTTCCGTTTCCAGTAATAAAAATGATGATCATTTATCGTTCTCAAAAAAGTCATGCCGCGGTCAGCACGCCAATCTGGATATACATTGACAGAATGGTAGTTCGTTGCCCCACCTGTAATGTCATAACCATTTGACCACATATAATAACTAGACCTTGCTACCTCTAAGTTATCACTCCATGTAGTAGGTTCTTTAGGTCTATCAGATAGTCCATCACAGTACCACGAGAACTGGCAACGATTACGAGCTACCCTGCCAGTCGTATAAGATCCTTGTTTGATAACGTCGCATATGTTGCCTGGCCAGAATTTATCCTTGGCACGATTGTACACCACCATTGCTACAGCAACTTGTCCCTCACGGGGTTGGTTTCTAGCTTCGAAGTAAATATTGAGAGCAGCGCAGTGTATCTGTTCATCGTCAAACAGCAGCTCCTGGTCACGTGTCATCTCAATTATTCTTGCAACTTGGGGTTGCTGAATGTTTATTCCAGCAACTGCTTCGGCAGGACTGAAAAGTTGCAAGATAGCAGCAAACATAGTTTTTATAAAATTGATCATACTCTAACTCCAAGTACTAATTATATCTTAAATTATAATACTAGTCAACTATGCGCTATTCTGAATCGTTGAGCGGATTGTCAAGCAATTGTTCTATCTTGTCTTCGAGGTCGTCCCTCGTCTCTCTTAGTTGCTCGTCGATCTCACGCATACGGTCATTAAGTGTATTCTCCATAGCGTATACATCGTTACGAAGGTCTCTCTGCGTCTCATTGGTGGTCTCGTCGATAGTACGTACAAAGGTATCTGTCTCGTCAGTATCTTCCCTGATGCGATCTATATCCTCTTGTAGATTGTCGAGCAGCGTTGTAATGGTTTCGAACTGTATTACAACATCACTCTGCATATTAGATACTGCTTCAGCCTGTACTGCGAGCTGTTGGTTGATTCCACCCATATCAGGAGCAACGTATTCGGTAACCGCCTGCTCGGCATCCAGTAGACGTTGGTATAATTCAAAACCACCCCAAAGGCCTCCAAGGATAGTTCCAAGCAAAGGGATAAGGATAAGAGCCTTTCCACCGCTTACTTTCATTTCGCCAATCTCTACTTCAGCCATATCGGCCTCCTTATTAGTACGCTTTAACTGTTCGCGGATCTAGTAGCCGCGGCATGCAATATGATGTTATAGTTGTCTTTCTTGCATC